ACTCCGAGCTGGCGGTGGACGTGACGCTTCCCAGTTGGGCGTTCAGCCAGATTGAGATGGGATTGGAGGGCGAGGCATGAGCAAGCAGCAGAACGGNGCGGTCGTGGTCGAGCAGAACGGCCACAGCGAGACGAACGGGCACCAGGAGACTACGGCGCTGGTGCAGGCGACGCAGGCCCTGACCCCTGCGGCGGCGTTTCTGGACAAGAACGGTTTCGAGTTGATGCAGCGAGGTGCTCGGCTGTTGGCGTCGTCCAGCCTTGTGCCAAGAGAGTACCAGGGCAACATTGCCAACTGCTTCGTGGCCCTGAACATGGCGCTAAGGATGCAGGCCGACCCGCTGATGGTCATGCAGAACCTGCACATCATCCAGGGNCGGCCATCGTGGTCCTCGCAGTTCCTCATCGCGACGTTCAACACCTGTGGGCGATTCAGCGCCCTTCGCTATGAGTGGGTGGGCAAGCCCGGTACGGACGATTGGGGCTGCCGGGCCTGGGCTGTCGAGAAGGCGACCGGGGAGAAGCTGGTTGGGGCCCTGGTCACCATCGGCCTTGCCAAGAAGGAAGGCTGGTACAACAAGCAGGGCTCCAAGTGGCAGACCATGCCCGAGCAGATGCTGATGTACCGGGCCGCCGCNTTCTTCGTGAGGACCTACGCCCCCGAAATCGCCATGGGCCTGCACACAACCGAGGAACTGCAGGACATCGTCGACCTGCCGGCCAGCGAGTACACGGTCCAGGACAAGCCCGTTTCGGACCTCAACGCCCGTCTGGCGACCGACGACGAGCCAGAGATGCCGCCGGAGCCAGACTGGGACGAGATTGAGCGGCGCACCANGGCCGAGCAGGCGCGGCTCATATAGCGCCTGCCCCGGACTGGCGGGCACCCGGGTTACCAACCCCGCCACCAGCCATCGCACCCGGCGCGGGGAGATTACACGGGTACCGAGCATGTTGTGGCAGCGGGTGAGCCGGGCGCTCGCATCCTACGCAGGGGAGGTGCGACGATGTGGATCTGGTTCGTCGTGACGTTCTACATCGGGGTGCTGTTCGGACTGTTCGTTGCCGGGATGTGCCACGCCGCGGCCCGTGGCGACGGGCGCTGAAGGTCGTCGTGCTGAAGGGGATTTTCATCACGCTGCCCGCCCTGCTGTACGCCGCCACCGCGGTGCTGACTGTGTACGTTATGGGGCACTTGTACTTCATGAAAGCGCCTGTGTCGGAGCCTGTGTCGTGGTCGTGCCCCGCGGAGTGGGTGGTCATGCCTGGTGACACGCTGTGGCACATCGCCAAGACGTGCTGGCCCGAGGCGCACACAGGGCAGATGGTTTATGAGATCCAGCGGCTCAACCCGGATGTAGACCCGGGGCAGCTGCGGGTCGGGCAGGTGTTGCGGTTGCCTGTAACGACGGAGGCTGCGGAAGGTGTGGAGTGACGATGGCAGAGCAGATGCAGCCCATGCTTGACGCGCCGGATCGGTGCCCGTATTGCAACTCGGGGGATAGGCGAGAGGAGACGTGGCTGGGTAGTCCTGCCTACTCCTTCTCCTGTGGCACGGTGTTTTACGCGAACGGAGAGGTCGCTTGGAGGTACTTTTCCTGCTATGTGCGGGAGAAGGGACGAGAGGAACGGGCGATCCTAGAGCAACTCGCCGCCCGAGCCGAGGCCGAGCGGTGGAAGCAGCAGTACGAGTTTTTGCGATCTGAGATGGAGAGGTTGGTCCAGGAACTGCGCTATCGGGCTTACCTCTTCGCCAAGGATTGGCTGGAGACTGACGATCCCTATTACGAGGGTGCATCAGATTCCTACTACTCAGTTGAGAAGATGGTGCGTCGGCTGCTGTCGGAGTCGGGAGGTGGCGACCAGTGAGCCTCCACGTCATCACCGGCCCGATGCGGAGCGGGAAAACGGCGGAGCTAATTCGCATCGCACACGATGCCTATCGGCAGGGAACCGCGCTCTGTGTGTTCGTGCATCAGTTGGGTGCGCATGCCGAGGGCGAGATACTGCGTAGCCGTAACGGGCAGACACTGGCCGCGGTGTCCGTGTCGTCTGCTACTGACATGGTTGACATCATCAATGCCCTTGGGGTGCAGCATCGTGCCTGCGTTGTTATCGATGAGGCTCAATTCTTTGACGAAACCGATGTGCCGGAGATCGAACTGCTGTCTCTGTGGCATGACGTGCATGTTGCGGGCCTGGACAGCGACTTTCGCGGCGAGTCTTTCCCGGTGATGCAGCGTCTCATGCGCCGAGCCATCAAGTGCACGTGGCTGAAGGCCACCTGCGCCCGCTGCGGNGCACCNGCGACCCGCACCCAGCGGCTGATTGACGGCAAGCCTGCCCCGTGGGACAGCCCCGTAATCCTGCCCGGCGGCGACGACATGTACGAACCCAGGTGTGTCGAGTGCCACGAGGTGCCGGGGCGACCGGGGGTGAGTGTAGGTGGCTAAGGTTGTTCGCACCATCGACACACCACGCGGGCCGTTGGTGGTGACTGTGCAGCGGGTCGCNGACNGCGGGACGATGTGGGAGCTTACCGCCGACGACCTGCTCAAAGCGGCCAGGGTGCTGTTTTGGCAGGCTGCACTGCTGTCGAAACAGGCCCGCCGGCCCGAGCCCGAGGCGGCGACGGTGGGGATGGTGGAGGAGGAGCCGTAGTGGCCATCATTTACTGCGACAAGGCCGAGCGCGTGGCCGACATCCTGCCGCCTGAATCGGTGCAGACGGTGGTGACGAGTCCTCCCTACTACGGCCTCCGGGATTACGGCGTCGAAGGGCAGATCGGGCTAGAGGCGACACCGGAGGAGTACGTCGCGAAGCTGGTCGAGGTGTTCCGCGGGATTCGCCAGGTGTTGAGGCCAGACGGGACAGTCTGGCTGAACTTGGGGGACAGCTATTGCAGCGGAATGCGTTCCGAATACGACGAGGATCGCAAACATCCNAGAGCCAGAGCGGGGCAACACCGTCCGCCGTCCCCGGTTTGGGCGAAGCCGAAGGACCTATTGGGCATACCCTGGCGTGTCGCCTTCGCCCTACAGGCTGACGGATGGTATCTGCGCTGCGACATCATCTGGGCAAAGCCCAACCCNATGCCCGAGAGCGTGNCGGATCGGCCCACGAAGGCGCATGAGTACATCTTCTTGCTTTCCAAGAACCCGAGTTATTACTACGACGCCGTTGCGATTGCGGAGCCGGCGGTCACCACGGACCCGCGCAAAACAACCTTTCGCCGGACTGGCGGCAAGATGACGGCTCTGGTCGTTCCGGGACANGCACAGAGTAGCCACCGTGATGACCGAAAGGACACGCCACCGCGCGAGANGCGCAACCGGCGCAGTGTATGGACGATAAACACGAGTCGGTTTCCGGAGGCGCATTTCGCCACGTTCCCGGAACGATTGCCGGAGCTATGTATCCTCGCCGGGTCGTCCCCCAAAGCCTGCCCGCGGTGTGGTGCACCGTGGGAAAGGGTGGTGGAGCACGAACGGCCTGCGGACGCGAAGCCGCGACGGCGGGATGAGGCATACAACAGCGGGACTGGCCTAAGCCCACATTCAGGGTATCGAGGAGTGCCGATAGTAAGGGAAATCGGCTGGCGCCCCACCTGCTCCTGCCCCGACAACGACGGCAGCGGCAAGTGTGTCGTCCTCGACCCCTTCGCTGGCAGTGGCACGACTTTGCTTGTTGCAGAACGTCTTGGCCGGGAAGGGGTGGGCATCGAGATTAATCCTGAGTACGTAGAGATNGCGAAGCGGAGGCTGTCCAAANNGCGGTTGGCGATGTCTTTGTAAGACTGCACAGATAACAGGCTCAGGAGGGGAGTTTTGACAATGAACGTGATGAAGCTGATTGACAGCAACCTGTCGTACAGTGAGCGAGAGGTTATCGCCGCACTTGCTAAGTTGTACCCCAACGGCGGTCCTGTGGTGTTGAGCAGCATAGCGGACCGTGTTGGGTACAGCCGATCCACAGCCACCATCGCCTTGCGGAAGCTGGCGATGATCGGCGTCGTCGAAACCCGCAACATGGGCATGAAGGGCACATACCTGAAGGTGCTTCAGCCGAAGGTATGGCTGGCGCTGGCGATGAGGACGGAATGATATGCGCGAGCGAAGCTGACAAGAGAACCCGGCCCGCAAGCCCCGGAATTCATTCTGGGGTTAGGGCCGGGTCAGACCAGACGCCTTTGGTTCCAGCGAATCGAGTTGTTAGGGGGGCTCCTATGCTTAAGCCGTTGCTCAAGTGGGCAGGCGGCAAGCGCTGGCTGGTGCCCATCATAAAGAAGCTCTACAATGGGCATGAACACCGCTGTTTCGTGGAGCCCTTCTGCGGCGGCATGGCCGTGACCTTGGGGCTTTTGCCCAAACATGCCGTTTTGAATGACATCAACCCGCACCTGATCAATTTCTATCGGTGGGTAGGCAAAGGCCTGGAGTTCACTATCGAGATGCGTAACGACCGGGATCTCTACTACGCCCACCGNCGCCGTTTCAACGAGCTGATCCGGCAAGGGCAGGCCGATACCGCTGAAGCGGCTCAGTTGTTCTTTTATCTCAACCGNACAGGTTACAACGGCCTGTGCCGCTTCAACCGGCAAGGCGAGTTCAATGTTCCCTTCGGCAAGTATAAGCACATCAACTACGAGATGGACCTGGAAAGGTACCGCACCTTCTTCAACGAGTGGCGTTTCTATTGTGGAGACTTCGAGGAGCTTGAGTTCGAGTCGACCAGTTTCATCTATGCCGACCCGCCCTATGATGTAGAGTTCCGGCAGTACTCCAAAGAGGGGTTCAGCTGGGATGACCAGGTACGACTGGCTGAATGGCTGGCCCGTCACCCGGGCCCCGTCATAGCCTCCAACCAGGCGACGCCCAGGATTGTGGAGTTGTATACGAAACTTGGCTTCCGCATCGAGTACGTGCGGGCACCCAGGATGATCAGCTGTACGGGCGATCGATCATCGGCCCTGGAGATCCTGGCGCTCAAGGGCTTAGATGACTAGGAATCCTCGGGCTTCAGTCCGGGGAGGAGGTCAAGGCCGTTGAAGCGATCGTACAGCCATGTGTATATCTATAAGCTCTACCGAGCATACATGCTGTCCAAGTACGGCCCAGGCCCGTGGGTTGATGTGCCGGAGGAGGACAGGTTCTACAACTGGCGGGCGCGCCATTTTTCGACCAGTGAGCTTCCCTCGGATGTGTTCGTCGGTATCAGCCAAGCCTACAGCGAGGATATTCGCAGGCGCAACCGTAGCAAGAAGTCCTCCGGCTCCCGCAACAGGCGCGTGCGCAAAACGGCAAAACCTTTCAGAATTACCCGCTACCCGATCGGCTTCTAAGCCGCGCCGTTATCGCATTAGTGTTGACACGGCGGGGTTTACCTGCTAGTATATACTCAAGCCGCATCGTCTATAACGGCCAGGCATGTGCGCCTGGCCTTTTGTTTTGGGTGATAGCGTTGGCTGAACCGCCGCAGATGCTACTAGCAAACATTCTCAAAGAGGCCATTGACAAGGCCCGTGTGTTCAGCAACCGCTTTATCGTGCCCGACGACTTCATGCTAGGCCACCCAGAGCGGGAGAAGATGATCGTCTACCTCAAGGCTTTGTCCTGGAAGGGCACCGAGAGCGGAGCGGCGGACAGCGCCCGTGTGTCTGTGTGGAAGGTCCGCAACGAATGGCGCAAGCACAAGGAGTTCGTTGAGATGGAGCAACTCGCCCACGAAGCCTGTACGGACCTTGTGGAAGAGACGGCGCTCATGCTGGGCTACCTCAATGGCGATCAGAGGATGATTGAGCGCGTTCTCAAGGCTCGGCGCGGTGATCGCTACAACGACCGTCAGGAGATCACCGGCAAGGGCGGCGCTCCGATTGAGTTCACCATCAACCTGGGCGGCGTGCCGAGGCCGCAGAGGCTCGAATGATACGGGCGCGGGGGTTTGACCTCTCAACCGTATACGTGCCCACGGAACGCCAGCGGGTGTTCCACTCCTGCCCTGCCGATGTGGTGTTGTACGGCGGGGCTGCTGGCGGCGGCAAGTCCGAAGCCTTGTTGTGGGAGGCTTTCATCCAATGCGTGGAGACTCCCGGCAACAAGGCTTTGCTTTTGCGNCGCACGTTCCCGGANCTGAATCGGTCNCTGATCCAGCGNAGNNTGGAGAAGTTTCCACGAAGCGTTTGTGATTGGAGGGCGAGCGAGAAGGCGTGGTACTTCAAGAACGGTTCTGTGTTGGAGTTTGGGTACTGTGAGCGAGAGTCCGATGTCCACAAGTACCAGTCGGCTGAGTACGGCTTCATCGGCTTTGACGAGCTAACCCACTTCACAAAGTACATGTGGACGTACCTGGTCGGCTCCCGTCTTCGCTCCACGGTCCCCGGTGCGTGGCCGAGGGCCAGGGCCGCAAGCAACCCTGGGAACATCGGCCACCTTTGGGTCAAGGAAATGTTCGTGGACAAGGGCCTGCGGGACATCGTTTGGGAAGACGAGACGGGAGTCCGGTACGCTTTCATTCCGGCCAGGGTTCAGGACAACCCCTACCTGCTCAAGAACGACCCGGACTACCTCCGCCGCCTGCAGAGCTTGCCCGAAGCGGAGCGCAGGGCGCTGCTCGAAGGCGACTGGAATGTGTTTGCTGGTCAGTACTTCTCCGAGTGGCGTGAGGAGATTCACGTCGTCGAGCCGTTTGAAATCCCCAAGTGGTGGAAGAGGTTCCGTAGCCTGGACTACGGTTTGGACTGCACCGCTTGCTACTGGTGGGCGGTGTCGCCGGACGACAAGCTCTACATTTACCGGGAGCTTTANAAGTCCGACCTCACGCTTTCGGAGGCCGCTGAAGTCATCCTCAGCATGACGCCCAGGGACGAGCACATCAGCTACACGGTGGCTTCCCCCGACCTGTGGAACCGCCGTCAGGATCGGGGCATTCCCGGTGTGGAGATTATGAACAAGGCTGGGCTGCACGGCTTGATTCCTGCGGATGACAGGCGTATTCCGGGNTGGCGGGCGCTGCGGGAGGCGCTGAAGCCTTACGACGACTTGAACAACATCGACCCTGCGACGGGCCAGCCTCGCAAGACGGCACGTTTGCAGGTGTTTCGCAACTGCTACGAGCTTATTCGCACGCTGCCTGCGCTGGTGCGGGACGAAAACGACCCGGAGGACGTGGACGACGAGTGCGAAGACCACGGGCCGGAGTCAGTCCGGTACGGGATTATGTCCCGTCCCCCGAAGACCATCAGCCAGCGCGAGCTTTATGAGCGCAGGCGCAGGCGGGAAAGGCTTACACGACCTGTGGTGAGTTCCATCACGGGATATTGAGGGGGNTAGGNGGTCAAGAGCGGCCATGCCGTTTAAATCAAAAGCCCAGCGCCGTAAGTTCTACGCCATGGCGCAGCGGGGTGAGATCCCGTGGGAGACGGTCCGCGAGTGGGAGCGCAAGACCGGCAATCGCAAGCTACCGGAGCGTGTGAACAGGCGCAAAGGTGGTAAGTGATGGCTTCTCCGCTGGTGCAAGTAGAACAACCGATGTTCCGCCTTCCTGCCGACTTCGACCGCGAGGCGCGCACGGCAGAGCTTGTCACTCGTTTCGCCTACGCCGAGTCGTGGCGCAAGCAATACGACTCGAAAGCGTTGGAGTGGTATAGGCTCTATCGTGGCTGGCGGCAGAAGGCTCATATTGAAGGGCGTAGCAACCTCCACATCCCTAAGACCTACGAGTACCTGGACTCTATCCGGGCGAGGATTGTCAAGTCGTTCTTCTCCACACGCCCGTACCTGGAGTTCATCCCTCGCCCGTTTGTGGGCGCTACGCCGGAAATCATGGCCGAGAACGCAGAGAAGGCTAAGGTCGCCTCCGCTCTTGTTGACGAGCAGTTGGACCGCAACGGTATCAAGCGAAAGTTTTACGACTTCATTACGTCCGTCCTCATCTTCCCCGCTGGGATTATGT